GTAACGTTTGGCGTTATTGTAACATCATAAAAAAGGGGCACCGAAGTGCCCCCATAAAAGAGTGTGTAATCTTTTTAATCGTCTTCAGCTAATGCTGCAAAGTAACTAAGTGTATCTTCCTCATCAGCACTTGAAGCGACTGTGACTCTGGAAGAAGTAGCAGAGTTAACCGCCATCAAATCTTCAACATCATCAGTGCCTGTCTGTGCTGCAATAGTCTCAGCAGTGGTCACTCTCGCGCCTCCCGTGAGTACTTGATTCAGCTTAGCCTTCAACTCATCATAAGTCTTGAAGTTCTTAGGATCAACCATCTCAGCAAGTGAATGCTGCTTGCCCCAGATTGCTTCAATCTCTTCATCAGAGTCTGCAACCGCAGAAGGAGATGATTCAAACTCAGACTTGTCGTAATTACGATAGCCTTCTACCTGACGCGCCTTCAACTTGAAGTTAGAACCTTCCCAGAAGTCAAAAGGATTTGATGCTGTTTCATCTTGAAACTCAGGTTGCATCTGATCTTTGATCTTGTCAAAGATTTTCTTACCAAACTTGTAAAGCATTACCTGACCCTCGTTCTGAGGATTAGCAGGGTCTTTTACTACAAGAACATTTGCGTAATAAGACAATCGACGCTTTTGCTTTCGTGCGATGTCCTTACTAGATTCAACACCACTGTTCCAAAGTTCGCTGTTCAATTCTGATACAGGATCTTGTTGATTCAAAGTAGTGAGTGAGTTCTCAATGTACCACTTACCTGTAGGACCTTGAAAGCCATGATTCCATAAACGAACCCAGGGAAGTTCTTCACCTTTAGGGGGAGCAAGAAAACGTAAGACAGCATACCCATTGCCAGCAGAATCTACTGTGAGCTTCCATTCGTTACCGTTGTCTCGGCTTTGTTGTTTAGGGGAATCGATCTTTTCAACTTCTTTCATCAAGTTGTCGAAAGAGCCTCTTGCTTTGCGCAAGTCTGATAGGGAATTAAATGACATATTTTGTATCTCCGTATATGCGTTGTATTTTTGTATAGTGTCCTGTATTAGCGGACACTATTATTTATAATGCCCACAAACAGCGAATTTTAGTTCTTCGCTGATTTGGACAAATGGACGATACTTCTTGATCAACATGTTGGTGTCTTCTAAGAAGATATCATCAGCCTCTATAGTAACATAATTGTAGAGTTTGTCAAGTGCTACAATCGTTTCTAAAGAAATCATTTTACCAAAATACAATCTGTACACTAGAGGATGTCTCCCTGCGTGTGCATCAAAAGGAGAAGTCAATTCTTCTTTCTCCATTTCATAATCTATCTTGGCGATGTCTTGTTTAAAACTGTACGCAAAGTTTTGTCGCACAGCCTTCCATTCTAAATATCGTTCCTTTGATTGCAAGTCAAACATTCCGCCCCAGCGATCACCGGATACAAAGTTAGCAACAAGAAAATCAATTGCTTCTTTGCGGCTGTAGTCTCTAGCGATCTTACGAATTGCAGTCAAGTCTTTTCGCTTCATAAAAGATTTTTGACTAGCTCTAACAGCACCCTTTGTTTTAGTGATGTCGTAATCCTTCTTTGTGAAGTGCAGTTTGAGTGCTAGGTAGAGTTTATATACTTCAAACGGTTCCATAATCAAAAGGGTAGCTTGCCTGTTTTCTCTTTCATAAGATTTAGAGTTTCCGCTTCTTCTTTAACTTTTTCTTTAAGAGAAGGGGTCAAAAGTTTTCGGACAGATTCAATTTCTATCTCTTGTCTCTGGCAATAATCAACTAAACAATCAATCAATGGATTTTTAGTGTTGTATGCTTGTTTTTCAATGTACTGAGAAAATTCAACCTGTGTTTTGAATTGCTTAGTTATTAAAAATACGTCAGTCATTTTTGATGTATCGGTCATGTCATTGTCTACTATAAGTTTAAGTTTATGCATTACTGTCTTACCTTCCATTCGTGTATGTATTCGATCACATCAAATTCAGCTTTGATGTAAGGTAGCTCGCATTTAGTTTTTTCTACTTCACCTTTTCTATCAAATTCAAAAACAAATGGGTGCCCAAATGCCTCTGCTATTTCTAAAATTGTCTTAGGATCTCCTGCACCTAAATGAACCCAAGGAGGACGTTTTCCGTCGTGTGTTAGCAATAACTTTACGATGCCAGTAACAACATCAGTAACATAGGTAAAGTCTCTTTCTTTTCTACCATTGCCGTATATGTGTAGAGGTTCACCTTTTTTAATTTGATTTTTGAATGCACGGACAACAGTGCTATGTTCACCGTAGTCAGCTTCTCTGGGACCGTAGACGTTGTAAAAATACAACAGATGCGATTGCACCTGATACAATTTTTTGTACAGCCTCAGTGTTTCTTCCGCGAGAGTCTTACCGAACGTATAAGGATTTGCATACGGCGTACCTTGCAATCTACTAGATGACTGCGCAAAAAACACAGGGCACTCCCAATGTCTCGCCCATTCACATACTGATACTGTAGGACCCACATTATTCATAATAGAATCTGCTGGTTCTTGCATTGACAGCCTGACTCTAGGCGTATTCGCTAAGTGTATGATGCCATCAACTTGAGGAGTAGTCTCTTCAAACTTCACATCCTGAACTGCGCAATGAAGGTATTGCACATAATTACTCTGTACAATATGTTCACCGTTTCGCTTATCGTCTACAACTGTGACATAACATTCCATTGCTGCAAGTGCTTCAACTAAATGCGAGCCTATAAAACCACATCCACCTGTAACGATGTAATGTGTCATGTTAAAAGCCATAATTAACGCCTATAAAATATATGATTGTCTGCAACCATTACCATCTCCATACTGTCTTTCCAGTAAGGCTCTACATACTTAGCATGATAAAACAGAGATCCTTCTGTAGTATCAATGCCTGCATTATACACTATTTCAGCAACATCGAACACCTTTTTGTATACAGACTGGTCGGCTACAAAATCTGGTTTGCCATCACAATACCAACTAAATTGACATTTGTTTCTCAGTGGAACTTTCTTACCATGCGCCTCTTCCCACCATTTAGAATACTGTGCTTGATAAACAACCTCGCACACTGTATTCGGAAACCTAGATGATTTCACCCTGTTCAAGGTAACACTAGCAACAGCAACCTGTCCAGTGATTGTCTCTCCTCTAGCCTCATGATATATGTTGAGTGCTAGGCAAACTACTTCGGGGTTTATTGGAGTGGGTACAATGTATGTCGCCTTGGTTGCAATTGGAACTGGAGACAATTCTTTTCGAGGATCTACTTTTTCGCCTTGACAAGAAAAGCACCCGAGCAGTATGATAAAAATCATAAGACCTGTACGCATTAGATTGCTCCTTTAACGTAAGAAATTGGGTTGCCTCTCCTTTTGGTAACAAGGCGAGAGACTCTCCCCGCTAACTTATGCAGCTAGTTGATAAACGTCATCGTTTGCGTTTAGATTGTTTGCTTCTCAGTTTTACAGCCTTCTGCCTTGGCTGGCTCTCCACGCATCTACTACACCCTGTCGAAACCTGACTCCCCCATCAAAAACAAACTGCCTGCGGTATCTGCCTCCGCGTAACCACGCGTTCGTGGTAACTTAGTCTTTTCGTAGCTTTGCCACTTCTAGTTCAAGACAGTTTGCTTTTGGTGGAGGAGGGGGGAATCGAACCCCCGTCCAGTATGCCATCAAATTGCTTCATCAAGCTATGTATTTATAATACGATATACGGAGCGGTTAGTCAATATCTATTTTCATTTTTTGGTACTCTTCAGTCCATTTATCGCTGTACATTGTGTTTTCGTAACCTTCAAACCAAGGACCGCCATCAGTATAATGTATTGCTTTAGGATTGTCAAGCAAATAATAGTCATCTAAGCAGTTCCAGTCAAGTGATAATGATCCGATGTTTTCGGTCCAATTGAATTGATGAAAATCTAACCCAGGCTTATGATTGTTGAGATACTCTGGTCTGAGTTGTTTACAATCAGGATGTGCGTTGTTGAACACCATAAGACTCGCCCAGTTCTTTCTATAGTAACTGTTCTGAGTCATCGAATCCATCTTCTTATGTGAATTGGGTATGTATCGAGGATGTTGCGCACACCAAACTGCTTTTGACTGATCAGCTATTGCAATATCAATCAGTTCTTCAGGGTCTGCTAAAAACAGAAAATCACAGTCAACAAATATTGAATACCCTGTGTATCTTGAAAGATACGGCACCCAGAATCGAGTGAATGTGAAATCTGTAGACTGGCGATCACCCGATCTCGTATATAGGTCAATATCTTTACTGTAAAGTTTGCGAGTGTCTATGACGCTGCGACTTTCAATAGAGAATTTACATACCTCGTAAGCAATATCTTCACAAGGATCATAGCCTATGTAAATCATCCCTCATAAGTCTCTGGGTCAGATAAAAGCAAATCACATATGTCTTCTGCTATTTGTTCACACTCTTCAACGGTAAACCCAAGTGTTGTGATTGCCGCAGTTCCTAAACGAATGCCACTAGTCTCAGTAAATGATCTAGGGTCGTTGGGTACGCCATTCTTGTTTACTGTGATTCCTTCCTCTTCTAACAGATCAGCGGCTGCTCTACCACTCCAAGGAGTGTCGCTTAGATCCATAAGTATGATGTGACTATCAGTCCCCTCTGTAAGCACCTTTAAACCATTGTCCATGAACACGTTTGCCATAGCTTGTGCGTTATCAATTACATCCTGCGCATATTCATCAAAGTTCTTGGTGTTCGCTTCAATAAAGCATTGTGCCTTTGCTGCAATAACATGCATGAGAGGACCACCTTGTGTTCCAGGGAAAATTGCACTATTGATCTTTCGCGTGTATTCTTCAGTGTTCCAAAGAATTATTCCTCCCCTAGGTCCACGCAAAGTTTTATGTGTTGTAGAAGTAACAACATCTGCATAAGGCACGGGATTAGGATATGCGCCGCCTGCAATCAAGCCGCTGTAGTGAGCCATATCTACTAACAAGTACGCACCTACTGAATCAGCAATCTCCCTGAATCTACTCCAGTCGATAACTCTAGGATATGCGCTTGCACCCGCGACAATCATCTGTGGCTGTACTTCGTGTGCTTGTGCTGCAATAGCATCATAGTCTAAGAACCCATCATCATCAACCCCATATGAGAATGAGTCATAGATCTTGCCTGAGAGATTCACCTTCGCGCCATGTGATAGATGTCCTCCGCTGGCAAGATCCATGCCCAAAATTTTGTCTCCAGGTTTTAGAAATGCCTGATAGACTGCTGTGTTTGCATTCGCGCCGCAGTGTGGTTGAACATTTGCAAACTTACTACCAAAGAGCAATTTAGCTTGCTCAATAGCAAGTGTCTCAATGTCGTCCATGTTTTCACAGCCGTTATAGTAACGTTTGCCTGGATACCCTTCAGCATACTTGTTTGTAAATACTGACCCACACAAATCCATAACAGCTTGCGAGGCAAAATTCTCGCTTGCGATAAGTTCGATATCCATTCCCTGCCGCGTCTTTTCTTTCTCTAGAATTTTACCTATTCTGGCATCCATATAACAGTTCCTTTTTTTCTATGTTGATGCAATTTATACATTGATTTTAGTGTGCGATTTGCAGCTTCCTGTTGTAAGGTGTTGTCCATAGCAAACTTGCTAAGAACTACTGCATTCGGAAATGATCTTTCTGTCAATTTGCGATTGCCTGATATTATCACAGACGGTACACCCAAGAATCTTGCTAACCACATAGCTGACCCGTGATAGCCAATTGCAAGTTTTGTGTGCAACAAAGTTTTTATTGCATCTGCAAGCGGTGTCTGATAATCGACAAATTTTTTATTCTCAAAGTTGTCGTAGATAGTGCTCCAATCACTTACTGGATCTTTCCATAACTTAGCTGAAGGTATAGGATAATCAGTAAAAGGAACTTTGTTTTGTTCTGTAGTTATGAATGTAACATAGTCTCCACGCCTAGACGCATTGCCAGGCTGCATCCAGTTATTAGATGCTAATCTGTAATTATGAAATTTATGCCTGTCAAATAAGTTGGTATGCTGCACTGGCATATTTTCGTTGTATGTCCTGAGTAGCTCAACTTCACTGTCACCTTTTTGCACTAACTCAAATAGGCTACCACCTATAAAAGATGAATCTTCTGTGTTAGGCGCCTCGTACCTGTCACGCACACCCTCAGGGTTAAAATGCACAAACTCTAGCCAAACTTTTTCTTGAAGATGCTCTGATAGATTGTGAGCATAACAAATAGGTGATATAACATCACCGTATCCTGGTTTAGCTTTCCAACGTATTCTCACCTATGATCACACTCATACAAATCTCTTGCATGTAACAAGTTAGGCACATACTTGTCTCGCCTTGCAATAAAAACTTGAGGATCTTCTTCTTCAACTGCAATCAAAATTACAGAGCGATTTATTGCAATGCCAGTACGTTCTTCATACATAATAGAGTATGCTGCTGCTTGTGAAAAGTAATTTGTGATCCACTCTTCTTTCTTGGGCTTCCTAGAAGTTTTAAAATCTATGACAGATAACTTACCATCGAATTCAGCAATGCAGTCAACCCGACCTGCAAGTCTCAGGTGATCGCTATATAGAGCAATTTCTTGTGCATGAATATTATCTATTCGTTCTAGTATAGGCTGAAATGATCTCCACATCTGCA